TACTTCACCAGTATCAATAAGTTCCATCGTCAAATTCAGCGGTAGCCGATACCGAGACTTGCCCGTCTACAACAGTGATGTTTGTGCCGGCGGTGACCGTTGCGTTGGTGCCGGCGTCGCCGCGGGGAATGGTGAAATTCAGGATGGCGGCGGTGCTGGTGCCGCTGTTGGTGACAGTGACGCCCGTGCCAGGGGAGCCCGTGGTGACGGCGCCGACTGTGATGGTGCCAGCCGGGCCGGTAGCGCCGGTTGCTCCGGTGGCGCCTGCGGGGCCGGTAGGGCCTGTGGCGCCTGTAGGGCCGGTTTCGCCCTGTGGACCCTCTTCGCCGGGGTCGCCTTGAACCCCTTGAGGGCCGGCAGGACCTGTTTCGCCTTGCGGGCCAGCAGGACCCGTGGCGCCTTGGGGGCCGGTGGCTCCAGTGGGGCCGGCTGCGCCTGTTGCGCCGGTTGCGCCTGTAGGGCCGGGGGCGCCTGTCGCGCCGACGTCACCGCGGGGGATGACAAAGTTGAGGATTGCGTTTTCGGCGGTGCCGACGTTGGTGATCGTCGCGCTGCTGCCTGGGGCGCCAGTCGTGACCGTGCCGATGGTGATGGTGCCGGCAGTGCCACCGCCGCCTCCGCCACTGTTGGTGCCGGGGAAGCCGGCGACCGTTAGTTCCGTGGTGCGAATCTTGGAGCCCGTGCCAAGGGGGAAGCCGTTGCCCCAGTCGTCGGTTTTGGGGCCGAACAGGGTGTAGTCAGTGGTGTTGATGTACCAGTCGCCGGTTTTGCCGGTACTGGTGGAGGGGTCGTTGCTGCCGGAAAGGATGCTACGGAGTTGGTTGACGCGCTTTGTGAGGCGCACCAGGGAGGTGATTTGGGCGAGCGTTAGTTGCTCGATTTGGGTGGCCATCAGCGGGTCAGCAGCTCAATCAGCTGATCCATGCGGTCGGGCGTCATTTCGGCGCGTTCGTTCATGTCGTCCTCGCCGGTGTTCTCGTTGGCCTCGATTAGCTCGGGGGCTTCCATGCTTTCGCGGGCTTCGTCAGCCTCGTCTTCCACGTTGATGTTGTCGGGGAGGACTTCGCCGCGGCGCAGGATCTCCAGAAGCATGGAGTCGCTGATCTTGCCGAGTTGGTTGAGTTGGGTCAGGACGGCGACGTCTTGGCCGATTAGGCGGTAGTAATCGAAGTCGCGGTCGATGGTGATTTCGGGGGCTTCGATGCCGACGTATTGGGCGGCGAACTCGAAGGCTTGGTTGAGGGCGCTTTCCAGCTCTTGGCTGATGATTGATAGCACGCTATTTGACTGGGCTTGGTCGATGCGCTTGGCCTCGGCAGACTCGGCGACAAACTTTTGGCCGAAGAGTTTGGTCACGCCCAGCGTGGACATTTGAGATGCCAACGACTCCAGCTCGGCCATTTGGGCGTCGAAGCTGGTGGCGTCGGCCTGGACGTAGTACGCCTTGTTGCCCGGTTGCATGGCAATGGCGTAGTTGACGCCCATCGTTGCCGAGCCCGTGGTGTCGTCCCAGCCCTCAAGGACGAGGGTGGGCATTGCGGCGATGTGGAGGGCGTGGATCAGGTCGGCTTGGCGTTGGTAGTGGGTGATGTTGAGGTTGGCGATGTCCAGCAGTGGGGGCTGGGAGATCAGTAGGCCGCGGCGGTTGCTGTAGATCGGGACCAGGGGGATTTCGTCGAGGCTGTAGCCGCCGGTGGAGGTAAATTCGACGATCTCTTGGCCCAGCGTGTAGAGGTCGTAGCGGCCGGGGTAGATGACGCGCATTTCCTCGACCTGTTCTTCGCCGAACTCGTTGAGGGGGCGGACGTCGTAGTCGTGGATGCGGACTTGCAGCAGGCGGTTGGTGCCGGGTTCTTTGCGCCAGCCCCAGATCTGGAAGGCATCGACGTGGACGAAGTAGGGGCGGCGGCCCATCGCACGCTCTTCCGCCAGATTCATCGCTCCAGCGGCGGCTGGGTAGTCAACGAGGATGGCGCTGTGGCCGTAGGTCAGGCTGCTGACCAAGGCGCGGCGGGCGTATTCGTTGATGTTGGAGCCCAAGCCGTCGATGTTTTGGATCAGGTCCAGCCAGTAGGGGTCGCCTTCGACGTGGATGGGTTTGCGGAGGATGGCGCCAGCGGCGGTTTCGATGAGGCGGCTGGTGTAGGGGCTCAGGACGCTGCGGTCAACGCGGGTTTGGTAGGCGTCGTCGTCTTCGCGGGGTTCTTGCGGGAGATAAGTTTCACTCATGTCCCGCAGGTAGTTGGTGCCGCTGGTGACGGCGGCCATTACGCTCCAGTCCGGCATCATGGCGATGACGTCCAGGCTGCGGACAAACGGGGATTCGCTGACTACAGCACCAGTTGGTGGGATATTGGCGCTGTAGACCACGGCTTGACTCCTACTTTGTACCTATTTTGGCACTAGAGATCTAGGTGTGTCTCGTGCGTGAGTGGAACACGCCCGTGCGGGAGCCGTGGAACGCGCTCATTCACCAGTGTTTGAGGGGCGTTGATAATCACATGCACCAGTACATGGAGACTGGAAATGTTTGGCATTTAGAGAAGGCAGATACGTTGAGAAATTATGTGTTGGAGTTGAAGATGTGGATTCATAAAGTTGAGGGGAGATAGTCAATCATCGTCTTCCTCCTCGTCTTCGGGGTTTTCGATGGGCACCAGCACTTCGATGCCGAGGGCGAGCATCTTGATGAAGTTGCCCAAGGTGTCGGGGATTGAGGGGGTTTTGAATACAAACGTGGCGTGCGTGGTGCCTTCCTCGCCGTCAATTTCGATGTGGAGGCAGCTGCCGGTGATTGTCTGGATGGTCATCAGCGGCTGATTTCCTCCCAGTCCATGGATGCGTGCACATTAGACGTCGCCGCGCTGGCTGTAACAACAAGGCTTAGTTCGTAAGGGGTGGAGGTGAGGCCATTGCGTTCCAGTTGGAATTTGAATAGGGCTTCCTTGAGGATGTCTACGGATGCTGTGCTTTGGTTGGTGGAGCTGAAGTAGCCCTGGGCCAGGATGCGGCCGCCGGTTGTGGCGGTGCCGGTGAGGTTGTATTCGACGCTGGATTCGCTACCGGCGCTTGTCCAAGTGCCGCCGGTAGTGGTGGCGTTAGCCATTACGCGCCAGTTGTAGTTGGCGTTGGCGCTGGCGCCCAGGATGGATAGAGCGGTGAGAATGACGATTGCGTCTAGTGCAGCTGCTTTAAGACGTAAAGAAATAACCGGGTAGTAAGTGCCGGCGACGGTAAGGGCGTGAGGAGCGGTGATGGCGGTGCCGATGGCTTGTTGGAGGCCGCGGAGTTCGTAACCGCCCTCAGAAAGTACAGTCGAGCAGACCTGTTTGAGGGTGCTGGCGCTTGCTGTGGCGGCGGTGTTGGTTATTTCGTAGCGGAGGGGAAGTGAGGCGGTGGTGATATAAGTTGAAGTAATGATGTTGGCGTGGTGGAAGGAGTGGCAGTGGATAAATTTGCCGTTAATAACGAAACCCATGCGGACGGTGCCGAGGCCCAGCCATTCGATGTCCATCCAAAGAATTTGGGCTTTGGTTGGGTCGAGAGTGAGGTTGGAGGGACCGGTGCCGTTGAGGGGGTCGGTGTTCCAGTTGGATTGGGAGACGCGGGTTTCGACGAGGGAGCCGGTGGAGGAACTGCGTTCGACGAAGGAGAGGGTGTTGTCGGCAAGTTCCAGGTACATGCCGTTGGCGGCGCCGTAGTAGCCGACGCGCTGGCGGAGGCCGGTTTTGGCGGGGTTCAGCGTAAAAGTGGACATCACCAGCAGGGATTTGCCCGGCTGGTATGAGCAGCATTTGGTGGTTTCGCGGATGACCTCGGAGCCAGAGCTGGTGGTTACGGCGAGGTTGACGAGGCCGGCGTTAACGTCGAACGTGGACGTTCCACCGGTGGCGGTGGAGGTGGCCCAGAGGCCGTTGTCGTGGTACCGGTGACTGGAATCGAAAAGAGTAAGCGGGTTAGATGTGCGTAGACGTCCAAAAGCATCTCCGACACCAACGGGTAGAGCCGTGGTTACAAAGGGGTTGGTGTAGGAGGAGGTCTGGACGAATAAGGACATGGCCTATTTCTTGCCTTTTTTGGCGGTTTTGGCGGATGCTTTGAAGGCAGCGGCGGTTGGGGCACCTTTAGTGCCAGGCTTGCGCATTTTTTCACCGCTGCCGGTGGCGATGCGCTTGCGTTTGGCCGCAATGTTGGCGTACAAACCGGATTTTTTAGCCATTACTTTTTCTTAGGTGCTTTTTTCTTGGTGCTCTTGGCCGGCATCGGCTTAGCTTTACCTTTTTTGGGCATCTTCATGTCGCCGTAATGTCCAGGCATAACCAGTCGTCGTACTTACCACACACGATAGGAGGTCTTTCCCAGGTTCTCTGGTTTGGCGAGGTTGAAAGTTTGCAGGCAGAGGTAGCCCAGGGCGTCAAATGCGTGGTCTACGCCGAGATTTTTGTTGGGGAGGCCGGTTCCAGGGGCATAAGTCAACGTGCGGAGGGATTTGATTAGCTCTTTGCACTTGGGGTGGATGAAGAGGCGGCGCGTTCCAGAGGCATCGAGGAGGGCGGTGTTGACGCAGGTGATTTTGTCGCGGATTTTCCAGGGATTTCGGGGGCTGGATACGGTAAATCCGCTCTTGCGGAGGATGTTGTGGTCGGTGGCGCCAACGCCGCTGGTTTTGCGGGCGCCGCCGGTGGGGTCCGGGCAAGCGATGATGCGGCGCTCGATGCCGTAGCGGGATTGGATTTCTTCGCAGAGGTCCCAGGTGGTGGCGCCGCCGGTCATGATGATTTCGTCGAAAACCCAGAGCACGTCGCCTTTTTTGACCGCGCATACGGCGGACATGGGGTCCACGTTGAAGTCCACGCCCAGCAGCAGGGGTAGAACCGGGAGGTCTTGCACCACGCTGTCGATGTTTTCGTCGCTAAATGAGACGGCGACGAGACCGCTGAGATTCTCGAAGCTGGCCTCAAATTCTTGGCGGAAGGTGCGGGCGTCGAGTTGGGCGCGGGCAGCTTCGATTTCTTCCGGTGGGACGTTATCGCCGTCGATCGTGGTGAATTGCCACCGGTGCCAGTCCGGGTCATCCTGGTCGCAGTAGCACCAGAGGTCGTAGAACCAGCTGGCGGTGCCGTCGGGGGTGGAGATGAAGAGGGCCCAGCCCTGTTTGTCGGCGAGGGCGGGGCGGATCACCTCGAACCAGACGTCGCTGGACATGAAGGCGGCTTCGTCGAGCACCACGCCAGCCAAACTGCGGCCTCGCAGGGCCATGGCGTTTTCAGTGCCCTTCAGTTCGATGGTGGAGCCGTTCACCAGCTCGATTTTCAGGTCGGTCTCGTTTTTGGATTTGATCCAGGCTTTTGGGACGAGTTTTTTTAGTACCTTCCAGGCGATGTCCTTCGCCATGCGGTAGGTGGGGGCGGCGTAGAAAAAGGTTTCGCCGGGGCGTTCGATTGCCCCACGCAAGAGTTCGATGCAGGAGAGGTAGCTCTTGCCGAAACGGCGGCCGGCGACCAAGACACGGAAGCGTTTGCGGCTGGAGAACACTTGCCCCTGGGCGTAGCGGAGCGAGAGGGTTCCAGCCGTGTCGGTCACTTTTTCGGGTACGGGTACCTTCTAGGGTATTACAGGAATTGAACCCCTGCCCCCTTCAGCGTTTT